GTTCGGAATTAAAGTTAGTAATGCTTTGGCCTAACCCTACGGGTGAAGCTATTTAAAGTGTTACTAACACCAATGAACTTGGTGCCCAGGCGTAAGCTAGGGCGGTGTGCGAAATACGTACTGCCGAGTTCACCATCGAAGAAATCGAAGTCATCTTCGGTTTCTCCTTTATCGAAGCTTGTGTTCTGCGAAATATCGATGAACATGTCTTCGTTAAGACCTCTGAGCACTGCTTGCAGGTCTTTTGCTGATATCTCCTCCCAATCGGGTTCTGGAAGGTAACCAGCTTCTTCCTCGAGTTTACTGGAAATCCGGTTATACTCTTGGATCCACGGTCTGGACTTGAAAATTTTCTCCTTGTCTGCGCCGTGCTCGAGCAGTTCCTGGAACATGTTGCCTCTGGTAACTTGTTTCGCGAATGACTCGACATCCAACCAACCTGCCGATTTGGCAAGGTCCTTGGATAACTGGTACGTATCTGCTGGAAATTTCCTACGGATCTCACTACCATCTACTCCTCCTACTAAGTCAGGATACTGGCGAAGCTGGGAGGTTAACTCAGAACGATACCAGTCAAGATTTTTGACTGATCGATCACTGAGGTTCTGGTTCAATCTGGATAAGAGTCTTCTTGTCTTGGTTGAATCAATTCCGGTCATCAGGAGCGTTATTGCGTACTTGATACCGGGTTTTGCCCGACTGGCGTGGTAGATTAACTCGTCAGGGAGGCCAAGACCGTAACCACCTAATATTTTAGGTAGGTGTACGGAATGGTATGCTTCCGGATCTCGATTGAGACTCGGGAGCAGACCATGCATCCTTTTGATAAAGAGATTTCTTATCATATTGATGCGATCGATTGAGAAAGACTCCGATGGGAGCCACTCAAGCGTTTTAACGAGTTGTTGGGCTTTCCCAACAGCTACGTTTTTATTGTCCTTTGACATAAGGGTCGATTGACCCTTAGCCAGAAGACGAACCTTTACACCGTCGATGATGAGAGATTTCTCATGATTTCGACGTGTCTGGTTATACTGTAGATTTTCTAAAAATAGAATTCTCTCACAGTATTTCACCATCACCCGAGATAAACCATGTTTATCCGGTGAGATGATAGAACCTGATCGCTCGTGATTACGAGTAATGAGGTCCAAATATAGGTCGGGACCTATGGCCAAATGGTCATCCCCGCCTACATGATAACATCTCCAAGGTGCAGATTTTGCACTAACTGGAGAGTCAAGGAGTTTCCTACCTCCAGTAAACTGGATATAGGCAAGTTCCTCAACTGCTAAATTAAGCAATGTCAGTGAGGGTTTAGCGATAGCTTCACCCATCATTATACCTCGTGACGTGACAAATATGTCATCATCAAGTGAAATCATCCTAGGACCAATGGTCCCAAGGACGATATCCACATAGGACCAGTCTGAGATCAGATTGGTCCCAACGAGGAATTCCCTAAGCATGTGCCTTGTTAGGTCATGCATTTGGGCATTGGTGGCGTCTTTCAAATCTGAAGACAACACCTTGAAGCTAGAAATTACCCCCGGTGGTATATTACCAAGGGATCTAGCCGCTTCCCATGCCTGATCGCCACGAGTAAAACTACTGTAGCAACAGGGATGAGATTTCAGGATCTCCTTTAGCAGATGTGCTAAAGGGGCCTGTAAAACGTTCAGCCAATAGGCTGAAAGAGTTACCATCCTCGCCTTGTTACCCAACTCGGCGACGGTGGTTGCGCGTAGGAGAGGAAGTGCTTCCATCTCCTTCCATGCACAATACATGATCTGTTTACCTGTATAGGCATCCAGACCATGTCTTCCTGACGGGAAATCCTTAATCCAAGGAATCACGTCAAGAAAATCAGAGAAGATCAAATCAATTTGATCCTCCTGAGACACAAAGAGGGTTTTCCATAATGGAACACCTTCTCTATGTTCAGCCACACCAAAAGGAGTATCCTCCATATAGGTTGTAGCTTCTACCGGAAGAAGGATGCGATTTATCGCATCTCTTACGGCCTGAGCCTGACCACCCCTCTTTAGGGAAAAGTTAAGCTCACCAGAGGAGGTGACTGACACATGTGCCTTATCATCTCTAACTGGTCTACCGCCTCGAAGGGACATACATATGCCCCCGAGACGCCGTGCGGTCTTTCCCATATCACTTCTGTGAATGGGATCGACTTGAAAGTCTTTCGTTAAGATCTCTTTGAACTTAACCTTTGACTCTATCTCTGTCAACAGTCCCAAATATGGCATCTGTCGAGTAGAGGTTAGATGACCAAGACGTTCACACATTTGGACGTCTGGCATCTTAATGAACATCTCTCGAATTATCGAGAGGTTGTTCAATCGCGTAAAGATGTTGTCAGACCGTAGACTTACGGCCTGTACAAGCTCTGTACGTGCCACTGTATGGAATAGATAATTCGTCCACTCCTTCCAGTGCCTCATGAGCAGGGACAAATTGTCTGTGCCCACGGAAAAGATTTTCCTCACTGTTGTGCGGATAGTCTTTAAATCGTCCTGACCGACTTGGAAAATCTCCAGATCGGTGAGGACTAATGCATCGATGAATCCAGATATGAATTCCTCGATACGTTTAAAGTGGATTGTTGGTCTATTGATCAACCAGTCCACTTTACGCTTACCGAGACCGAGGTCTCGAATAAGCCTAACCCGAAGAGCCTGCTGTTGCAGACTCGTCAGGTAACGGCCACTCTCCTCCCACTTTTGTGGAAGGGTTGAGCGACCGCGAAATGGTAACGCTAGTAGTGAACCCTTGGGTAAGAGATATTCTCCCCCTCGGACCACAGGAACTAGCGCTCTCCATGTTGAGTTAATCTCACCTACCCAGTCGGAGTCCGGCTGCGCTGGGATGAGATTAATCTTCGTTCCGAACTTTGAGCAAAT